AATTTGTTGATGCTCAAACAATATTGAACAATCTACATTACGGCCAGCATACTCATTAAATGCTTTAGTATCAAATACACCACCCAAGCCCTTGAATCCGATCATATATGAATCGCATTGGGCGGCTAAATTCGATGTACTAACAAGTAATAAAAAAATCAATAGTAGAAATCTCATCTACTATTTATAGTAAAGTTAACGCCGCATACGCCAGGTATACGCTTCGCCATTTGGCAATCGACCATCCTCAACACTATCCACACCCATTTTACCAACTTGGTTTGGGTTTTCGCTCGACATTACTACATACGCACGACCGATGTTACGCAAATGGTTTGCTTCTGTTAGTGCTTCGACCATATCTTGAAAGTCTTGGCTACACGCAGAACCATCTGGTGCAGTCCAATATACTTTATACATTTCTTCTCACTTATATAATTTTAATTGCCGAACAAATTCGGGCCACTCCTTTCGCGGAGCCAATACAACTGCAACTTCTTCTCCCTTAAGGGCACTTTCAGATACCACAACAACTCGGTCTAACTTCTTAAGTTGTTCAAACTCTTCGTCAGTTACTCGACAAGTTACTTTCTTAAAAGAGTATAACATCCAATCTTGGAAATCACGATCATCCATATGCCATTTTAGGTAAGCCATTAAGCTGCCGTGACTGGCACTATTGATGGCAAATCCCACTGGGATACTATCTCGTATTGCAATATACATTTTCACATTAATCGGCTCGTTAGTTTAACCCACATAAATTCTTCCATATCAACTGGTGCATGGTCCTGGAATCGAACCAGGTTCTTATCCTCTTCAGGGATACGCTGAAATCACCAGACTAGCTCACCACGCAGTAGTTTACGATATAACTCTTTCTCTAAAATTAAAACATTCTTCTCTGGGTGCTGTTCTATAACACAATCCATTTTCCTACGATCATCTCCCCACCAACGCCCTTTTATTTCTATATACAAATTTTTAGATGGGATATAAAAATCTGGGGTATAGCTTTTAATTTTTCCATCTATCTCATATTTCCAAGGAGAACATCTATCCCATCCTATACCTTGGCTGTTACAGTATAATGCAAAATTTCTTTCCCATGTGCCTTGTACCTTTTTTCCATTTACTTCAAACCACTTGGATTTGCCACCGGGGTTATTAGCTGACATACGCTCCGATGTTGCTTTTCTCGCCGCCTCGGTGGGGATTCTCGGCGGATTATTTTTGAAATATAGCTTGCCGCCTTCTGAGATCGTTCTTGTAACAATATCCCCACGCTTTTTAGCATTAGCAATAGTTTGCTGAGTCATTCCGTATTTTTTGGCAATTCCTCTATAACTTAACCCGTTTGTATAATCTTTTTGTATTTCGACCCAATTGTATTTTTCAGATATTGGCATAGATGTTCTCCTATGCTTTTATTTATCAATTATACACAGACTAGTGCTCTACCAGATGAGCTATCTCGGCATTAAAAATCTTCAAGTACTTGTTTAAGGTCCTCAACTCCTGCTAATACATCTTCATCGTCATATTCACTCAGATGTCCACCGTAATATCCATTGTGACTATTACGTACTTCAATATCTATGTAACCACGGTCGGTGCGAATGGTCCAAAAACCGTCTTGTATAAATTCGAAGCCGTCTTTGTCGCTGACACTCTCGCCCCACCCTTTATCTTCGACACTGGTTACTAATGCGCCGCGTAGAAGGTCAAACGAATTACCTTTGCCTACCACATCAACTCCGCTAATATGATTTACCCACACTGAGTTACAGCAATCTTTTTCGGTATTATAACGAAAATAATGTCCTTCTACTGTACGGAACAGCAAGGACCAATTATCGTTTGCAACAAATATACCGGTTATACGGTGTCCTACTAAATTTTTAAATGTACTCATTGCATATTATCCTTATGGCCGGTCTTACAGGAATTGAACCCATATCACTGCGTTCGAAGCGCAGTATCCTATCCATTGAACGAAAGACCGTTAATTAGTTGGAGGACGGTGTAGGATTCAAACCTACGGTTTTTTCGCTTTGCAGGCGAGTGCATTGGGTCTCTCTGCCAACCGTCCGATGTTCTTGATAAACTTCATTTATCTTTTCTAGACTGGAATTTTCCCAATCTAGTTCTACAATTTTTTGTATTGGTGTATCAGTTACCGCAAACTCAAAATTAAAATCTTTTATTTCTTTTTGTATGCTTTCGGGCAACAAATAAAATTCGTGTTGGTCTGTTACTACGCTAGGCCAACCACTGCCCCTAACCCGTGCATAAAATGCTTGCCAACTATCTTGTTGTGCCTGACTTAGGAAATGTTTGTTACTCAAGGCAAAAATATGTTTAATTAAATGCGCCTGTATTCCCGAATGACTTAGAATATATTCATCAATTTTTCCAGTAGCTGACCATTCTTTAAAACTGTCAAACCATTGTAAATTCTGTTGTGCATCTATATACTGTCTGTGAAATTCTTTAAGATGCTCTGTATTATAATTAGAACTAATTCCACTAGTATCTAGTATATGTTGCATTATGTCTACAAAATTTTCAGACGCAACATCTAAACAACTAAATTGATAAACTTTATTTTCAAAGTCTTTGGTCGGTAAAAAATATGTATCTGTGTTAACTTCGTGTGGCTGATGCAAGTTACGGACATTAAACCAGGCTAAAAAATTGTCAACTAGCTGCTCTAATAAATTAAAATTTATTGGAGAACTAGTATGAAAGAAATTATAATTTTTTACAACCCAGTTGCGGAATTCTAAGCTGTCGCTGCAACTAAACGGATCAAATTTTGCAGTTTTACCTGCTCTAGACAAAGTTGCAGCAATATAGCTGGGCCATTTAGTTATACAGTTTATTGTACCGTAGTCACGTATTAAGTAATCGTTATTGTCGTGAATTACAATGCAAACACCTTCGGGGTCTTGTTGCATCAAATTCACTATATAACGCTCTACCCCAGATTCAAAATTCATTATGTAAATTTTATAATCTGTTGGCTTGTTGTATAGTACCCAATTAATATGCTGAGGGTATCCTTGATGTGTTGGTACTCTGGTGTGTAAGTGACTAGTGCCACTCCCGCCGTGACTCGTACTATTGATTTTATTAATAGGATCCGATACTGTATGAGTGTGCATATCAGTATCAGACGTACTAATAGCCCAATTCACATAAGATCCGCTGTATCCTGCAGGGTACAGTATATAAACATTTTTTGTTAGCATCAGTTATCGCATAAAATTGGTAGTAGATCAGGGTTACGATCCCTGCCGTTCCAGCCCATCTGACCAGTCTCCGGGAATTATAAGGCCCCGCCGCACTCCAGTGCTATCTACCATTTAGAAATTCCCAGTCACTTAAAAGATCTATGTGGTCTGGAAATTCTGAAAACTTTTCATTATTACTTCTCATATACTTGTACGCATTTACAATATTAATATCAAAATTTTTGCTATTATGCATTTGAATTTTTAATTTTTCATTGATTAAAATATTCTGTTTAATTTTAGACAAGTCCTCATTGGACCAAATTTGTTTAGAATGCCGTTGACAAAATTCCATTAAAAAATCAAAATCAAATATTTTTTTAAATGGTATTACTTCAATGAATAGAGAATCGCGCGGCCTAAAGTTAATTTCAAATTCAATACACTTTAAAAAACTAGAAGAAATTGAAGACAATAATTCTGCTGGGTCGTTAACCGTTATCCCCTTAAAGGGCATTTTGTAGTTCATTAAGTAAGTAATCAACTGTGCATCATCAAAGTCTTCTATCTTAATACGAAACGCATTGTATCTTGTTATATCGCTTATGCTGTTAATTTGATCTTCAGCATTGCCGTACCAAACATCACCAAAATCGTGCATCTTAATAAAATTAGGATACAAAGGTACTGCAAATAATTCGTTGTATACTTCCCGGATACTGCCGCTAATAAGAGACATTAAAAAGTCCCCGCGGGCTCCGTTGCGGTAGCACATTAAAGTTTTTTTCTCAGACACGTAAAGCTCTTATTATAGTACCTTGCAGTTTATCGACGTGCAAGGATTAGGTCGGGGTCTGTACTTACATTGCAGGGCCGTTTCCGTTCTTGAACCCTACTGCACCACCTTCTGCTTCAATCCGCTTGACAACATCTTCAAACAGGATAGGAGCAAAGTCGGTCTGTTCCACGCATACGCAATGGTAACGAGTATCAATTTCGTCACTGTAAAGTGTAGCACCAGTCTTAGCATCGATACCACGAGGCTTTACTACGCGGTTAGCGTGAGTGTGACCGTGTATGTTGACACCAAAACGACCAAGCGATTCTGGATGAATTGGAATATGACTCAGAATCATTCCGTTAAGAACGTGGTATGCGCGAAGTTCACGGAAGTGCTGTTGGTACTCGTCATCACGGAAGATGTCATGGTTGCCGCGGATAAGCACTTTATCACCGTTGAGACGTCGCATAATACCAAGTGCCTTGCGATTGATTACTACATCTCCCAGATGGTATACTTTGTCGTTAGGTCTAACACGTTCGTTCCAACGTTGAACCATTTCTTCATCCATTTCGTCTGCGGTGTCCCAGGGACGAAGTTTGGTTTCACCATCACTACGCATAAAATGACAGACTCCGTTGTGCCCGAAGTGCGTGTCGCTTACAAGAAATACTGCGGGCATATTATTCTCCTAGGTATTAAGTTAATAAAATATTGTACTATTATTCAAAATTACCGTCAACCAATTACAGATCTAAATATTCGTAATTGACTGTGGTTTCATTTATACGGAAAACCTGTGCACCATTTTTTAGGTGAAACCGTTTTGCCATTGGGGTGGGAGGACTAAGTGTTACTAGTCTCTTTATATTTGGGTAAGTTTGTCGCAAATATTCCACAGTTTCTCTTAGTAACTGCACAGCAGCACCGGGACTATAACTCCAAATTGTGTAAAAAATTGCCACAGAAGGATCCCGAGATGACTGTTGTAATTCTTCTACTGTGGTTGGGACAAAATTATGTAGGCTCACACATAACATAGCTCTGGGATCGGTTTCTACTAAAGCTGTTACAAATCTGTTATCAGTTACACGAAATTCACGACTTAGTTCAGGTCGAACCGGATCGTCTTTTATATATTCTAACAATGGATGCGAAGTTTCATTGATTATCGATAACATATTTGTACTTATCATCTGGCACCTCTCCAAGGATTCGAACTGCAAACTCCGGATTACAAAACCAGCGTTATACCATTTAACTATAGGGGCAATGATTGGCACCCCGACTAGGATTCGAACCTAGAATGTTGATTTTGGAGATCAAAGTGTTGCCAATTACACTATCGGGATTTTCTTTTTCGAGGAAGCCCACCTTTGGACCACTCTGTATTTTTATATTTTGCTAATTCGTCTTTTGGTATACGTTTGGCAATAATACCATTGTTGATTAATATTTTTCCTAAATTAGCATCTGATACACGTTTGCGGTGTGTGTCAGAACAAACTCTACCTGTTAATGTGTCTGACACTTTTTTTCGAATTTCTGGATCGTTCTTCATAGCATTATTCACAGATAGTTTTTTTCTTTTTACATCTGTTGTAACTTGCTGTAAAGATGCTTGCCTTATTTTTTCTTTAGTTTCTTCAGAATGTTTCTTTCCCTTGAATGCTCCAACAATCCCGGGATTGCCACCACTACCGCCTATTTTTAAATTATAAGTTAGTGGATCTTTTACTAAAGATTCATTAACGATATTTTGTTCTAATCGAAACATTTGTTCTTTTGTCGGCACAGAATATAGTACTTCAAATTTGAAATTTTCTTGTCCGTATTTTTTAATAGCTCTTTTTAAATGTTTTCCCGATCCAAGATAACCATCATTTAAATCAGCAGTCTGGTGACAACCGATATAATACATTCCATTTAATAGGTTGGTAGTTTTATATATAATGTAGTTCATACTGTATTTATACAAGACTGTTGTTCTGCCATTAAAACTTGGAGCGGGTAGCGAGAATCGAACTCGCAAATATTCCTTGGCAAGGAATCAGGTTACCTTTACATCATACCCGCATACTACATTGGTCTGAGTACAAGGATTTGAACCTTGGACGCCTGGTCCCAAACCAGGTATGTTACCAGACTACACTATACTCAGATAAAAATGGTGGACCGTGAGAGAATCGAACTCTCAATTTCTGGTTGCAAACCAGATGTGTTCCCATTAGCACTAACAGCCCATAAAATCTGGTACCCGGTATTGGTAACGATCCAATATCTGCGCCTTATCAAGACGCTGCTAATCCATTTCAGCTAACCGGGCAATAAAAAGAAATTCTCTGGTGGTCGGTCTGTTCCGACTACTCTTTAGAGGAGCTGCTCGCGCCAGGTTCATCCAGAGAATATAGTAAAGCACACTGGGGTTGTTACAAACAACAAAAGTCCTTTTCAAGGGGACTGAGCTTTCAATGCGAGGCTCACTGTTCATCAATGCGCTTTACTATACAGAGTGTTGCCACTCCGTAGATGGGGTCTAGGCCCCAACCAGTTGTCTTACTCACCAGTTACCGCCTGGCTTTTATGCGACTGTCCGCCCTTTCGGTTATTATAGTGGACCACGGTACTCGTTACCTTCCCACTGTACTGCTTATTTGAGCTTATCTCTGTTTAGTATTTTAGCAAGTTCTGCTAAGTTCCTAACCTGAGCTTCGGCTCTTTCTATTTTTGCTTCTAACAGAGCGATCTTTTCCTCTGGTGTAAGGAAGATTTTCTCTGCCAGATCTAGATTTTGTCTCGCATCTAGCATTTTCGTTCTCCTAAAAACAAAAAGCCCCGGAGTTTTAATTCCGAGGCCTTGGATAATATACAGTTGTAACTATAGTCTATCCAAGACCCCCGCCTGTTTCGCGAATGCTATTAATCATTGACGCAAAGGCACAGGTAGGCCAATAGGCAAAGGAGCCTTTTGGTTGTATCGGTTGCGAATGTTTAATTAAGTTTGTCATCATAGTATCTATTGTATATTTATTTATCTTTTGTGTCAACCTGGTCTATCTTTAGATTTACCAAAATAGATTTTAATTTTGGTACCTGTGCTACAAAAAATGAGTCTGCTGTTAGTAGCGCAGTTGGATCTATATCTAATCCTGCACTAATATAGTTATCCTTTTCGTTAGAAAAGTAGGTTTTATATAGTGCATTTTGTATCTGTTTTATTGTTTGCGGGTCTGCTGTACTGTTTGCAAACAATACTAACTGTAACAACGATTGATCAAAATTTTGTAGTTGTAACTTTGACAAAGACTGTATGTTATCGATTGATTTGCCAGTTACGCCCAATATTGCCAGGCGATCCCTATACTGCAATGCAGTTCTTGCAGTAATGAATACTAAATCTACTGTATCAGCAAGAACTGCATTTAAAGCATCAGCTTCACCTTTAAAAGGAATCTGCACCATTTCTTTTTTAAGTTGATCAAACAAGATCTGGCCAGCAAGATAATTTGCTGATCCAATTCCTATGCTTGATCCGTAAAATATTGCTCTGTTAATATTCTGTATATCTGAAATAGCAGTTAAGTTAGACTTCTTACTAGCAACTAATGCTTGTTGTACGCTACCTAAGCAAGCTACAGGTATTAAGTTTTGTTCTAGTGCTGCTGCTTCTGCTTGCTGTAATTGATATAGTATGCCCAATGACGTTGTTAACAGTAACACCGTTTCTTTCTTTTTGTTACTTGCAACCAATCTTGTACCAATTATACCATTTGCACTAGGATGATTTTCAACTACCACAGTGGTACCCGGTGGCAACTGCTTCAATAAACTTTGTTGTACTAGTCTGGCAGTTTTATCTGCAATACCACCAGCTGACCAAGGGACTACTATTTTTATAGTTTCTGCTGTTACAGAAAATGGTAATAATAGTACAAAAATACAGCATAATTTTTTAAAAATATTTTTCATAATTTGTATATTGGGCTAAGGCAACTGCGTATACCTTTGCTAACGTCTGTAGCATCGTATTTCCATTTATCAGGGGTACGTCTCCACAGCTCCTCTATGCCCATTTTCCATACACGCTTCGACTGCTCATTGTCTGTTTGATCAAAAAACCAATTATCTTTAATACTAACAATATTCGACGGAGACTTGTACTGCCATGGATTGGGTTCCCACCAAGGGTATATTATACGATGCATTACGTCATTTCGCATAAATGATATATTCTTGTCTATTACGGTTTGTACCGGTGCTGCGGTCATACTTTTACGTGATTCGTACTCAGATACGTTACGTGTTGTTGTAAGATATCTTTTAATAAGATGTGCTTGCTTTATAACTATTTCGGGACTGTCTGGGCTCCAATAAAATAACTCATTGAATTCCCAAGGCCTATCAAGTATTTGTATAATAGACGAGTTTGCGACATCAATGCACATATCACTGAATTTAAAATAAAACTGCCCATTGAACTCTGATACACTGGGCTTTTCTATTCCGTATATAAATCCAACTTTTTTACCGCTTGTGAACATTTCAGTCCAATCACGGACTGTTAATGCAATATTTTGTCTAGCTAACGTATTCGGACTGTAGTGTGTGCTAGCATAGTACATCCAGTTAAACTTGTTATCGTTTTGTAAATAAAAGTCCATTGTGGATTTAGAAATATCCACAATACGATGTTTTAAGTCTGGCTGTTTTTGTTTTGCACGTTCGGCTAGTACTGAAGCAAAATTAAATATTTCTGCGTTCAATGAATTTTCTCTGTCGCCTGTAGCATCTAGGTTTGTCCACGACACCACTTCATCTAATTTAATATCGTGTTCAATGAATGCGTTTAGAATATTTGCGCTATCAGCACCACCACTAAACCAAAGTACCAGATAGTCGTATTGATCTCGCAATTGCTGGGCACGTTGCCTGTATAATTCATCAATTGAATCTGTCGGTTCTTGTGTCCAATCGTAGCTACTATAAATGTGATCGTTAAAATTCCATTTTAACGTCTGCCCTGTGCGCTGCTCTGCTAACATTGCATCAAATTTACTGTAGAACTTTAAATTATCAACGGTATAGTACCCAAACTTATCCTGCCGTTCGTTGCACTCATACACTATTGTCATTTAAATATACTGCTCCAGATTTTTAATTTTTCTATCTTACGTTCTTGTGCAGCAGCTAATCCTGCCTGTGTTACCACACCCTGTTGTTCTAGAAGATCTACCATTGCAAGTAAATCGCCGAGCTCTTGTTCCAACATTTCTCTGTGTGTGATACCAGTCTTGTAATGTATGCTGTCAGCGCCAAATCTACGGCACTTGCTAACTTCGACAATAACCTCTGCACACTCTTCTTGGAGAATATCTAAGATTTCTTGTACTTGTTCGTTCATAATGTCCTTATGGTGCGACGGGCCGGAATCGAACCGGCATGGCTCTCGCCGAGAGATTTTAAATCTCTTGTGTCTACCTATTTCACCACCATCGCATAAGAGTATTTACTACAAAGTAATTATACAATAAATCTTTTAAAACTACAAGAGATCAGGCAACTGATAGTGCAAGACCGGGTTTCACAAATGGGGATCGTGATAAAATAGCTTTGTTTTCAATTACCTTGCCAATTGGCATACCGCACATATAAGGATGGTACTGCATACCTTTGTCAGCTAACCATTTATTAAATTCAGGTGTTTGCAAAACTGTTGATTTTTTATTAACCGACGTTTCGATGTATATTTTTCCGGTAATCCCCAGTGAATGTGTTAC